CCACGTTGCTCCGCAGTTTCCACAAGCCCTGTATCTAACCAGATTGCCAGTTTTATCAAATGATGTTTGCCTCACCACGCTCTTTGTGCTCTTACAGAGCGGGCACTTTCTTGCGTTCATCAATGACCACCTCCCTTATACGGCAACGGTCTCGGCATCCATGCGATAACCCTCGCATTAGACAGCAAACCACGCCACTCTCCGTTGACCATCCACGCCTGATCCACCAATCTGTCACTATGCCCTGCGATAGTGACCAGCACCGTCTGACCATCCCTTGGTAGTGCTTGCTCGACTGGAATCCATGCACCCGCTATTGGCTTTCCCATCACCGTGCGGATCTCAGCCCCATCGCCAAAGTACTCCCTGAAGATGCTCACCACGTCCACGGTTGACGCTTCGTCAATGTTTTGTACCATATCTTTAAGAGATAAGTGCACCTCTTTGTCTCCCCATCCAGCATAGCTATACATCACCGCTAATCCGCTTATCAGCGCATCAGCATCAATCAGTCTCATCTTCTCTCCTCTCTCCGTTTGCGCAATACCCGTCCAACTGCACCCATCTTGGGTGTGTGCACCATGTGGCACCTTCATCGCACCCAATATGCACACAGTCCACGCACCTAATTACAGGCACTGCGTCAACGGTCGGTGCGTCTTTGACCATGCCCGCCACGGCTTTGTATGAAAGTGCCAGACGATTCCGCCCTGTCCCTCGTGCGATTACTGCGCTCTTCTTCATCAAGGCAACATATAGAGCATCAGCGTCAATCAGCCTCATCATCCACCTCCACGATCCTGTACTTGCCCTTACTTACCCAGCCACACTTGACTCGTGATAACATGGTCAGCATTGAGCCGATCTTGATCCCTCGCATGTGTGCCAGCTCATAAGGACTCTCAGCCACCGCAATCGGTAGCTCATATTTGTCCTGCGTTACCTCCATGTAAAGTGTCATTGCTTGCCTCCCTCCAGCATGCCATTGGCGTGCTCTGTTAGCCACATTTTGACGCTCTCAGCGACTTTATCATCCTCTTCGTATCTGCGTGCCACTTGCTCATATACCATCCTGAAATTGGCTCGATCCGTGGCGATGTTCTCTGAGATGCAAAGCTCCTGATATCCCAGCCGTCTTACCGTCTCCCTCGTGATCTCGTCCATGGATTCCAGAGCCTCTTTCTGCCCAGTGTAGCCGAACCGCCTGATTGCTCTCAGCACCTGCTCCCAGCCGTATCCCCAGTCCACGATCTTGCCACCGCTGATCTCTGCCGCCGCTCCCCTCAGCTCAGCCACCGTTGGCGGGAATCGATTGACCATCATCCACTTCTGCACCGTCACGCTGAGCAGATCATATGGCAGATCCTTTAGCAACGAATAGAAGATCTTTACTGAGTCCGCATCGGGCAGATATGTGTCTCGTGTATAAACGGACTTCAGTCCTTTAACGATCCGTTTCCACTCCTCAAATGTCATTGCGCACCTCCTAAATGCTGTCGATCCAGTCCAGCCGACCGCCTTGCTTGTTGTCTCGTTTCTCCCACGTCCTGACAGCCGCTTTCCAATCCTTCATCTTGTTTTTCCCGACCATCCATCCCTTAGCCGTATAGAAATCCACAAAGGCATCGGCATCCACGTTGTTGCCACGCTCGATACAGTAAGCCTGAACCTCCTGCCTCGTTGGTGGAGTGAAGCGTGTATTACTCTTACCTATACTATCCTTATCTATACTTACCTTACCTATACTATCCTCGGTTGCCAGTTGGTTGCCAGTTGGTTGCCATGTGGTTGCCAGTTGGTTGCCATGGTCTGTGTAAGCCCCGTTTGGCTTGAGCTGGAGTGTGCTTTTTTCCTCCTGATACTGCGTGGGATTGTATCTGTCCTTGCGCAAAAGGTTGTGCATCCTCCAGTGCTTGATCACGATCACCCCAGACTCAAAGCCCAGAATGAACCGTTTAGCCAGCAAGAGCTTGAGATCATCATCTGACGCACCGACCATGCGCTGGATCTTCCTCGGATTATTGACGAAACCGTCATCGTCCGCCCTCATGTTTAAGTGAAAGTAAAGGCACTGACTCGATAGTGGCATGTCCAGAAATGCATCTGAATCCACGATCTGTTTGGTAAACATCCGTCTCTCAGCCATGATTAATCACCCCACGTATAACGCATGTATCTGACCTTAGCACCGAATCGGTTTTCGCCCGTCACCATCTCACCATCAATGTGGTATCCCGCTCTCCGCATCTCTCCGACCCTCGTTGAGAGCTTTGTAATTCCAAGATAGAAATAAGCATCCATCGGAGTAATGTGCCCATAATCGTCAATGTAGTTTCTAATCATCTCGTGTTGTGTCATTGCTTGCCTCCTCAATGTCTAATATGACTTTCGTCTCTTTCCCATAGCTGAATGAATCCGTGAACCCAGTGACGCACCGCCTGTTATCGTCCTTGAGCTTGCCGCCCTTGACCAAAGCGTCCAGAATGAATTTCTTAGCAAAGCAAACGTTATCTAAATCCCTCCGCTTGCTCCCCTCGATCCAGTGGAAATGGATTCTGACTGGATAGTCCAGCCGTGGCAATTTGTTGGTGAATAGCATGATCTCGGACTCGATCCGCCTCTTATACTCAGCCGCCTCGAACCTGTTCCGTCTGCACACGTTGACGTATTCGTTGAGACTCGGTAACTTGAGATCAATCTCAACTCTCATAGCCACGACCTCCCAAAGACGGCGATGAAATCTGACCTGCCGCCATACTCACGCTCCCACGCCTCTTGACAGACTTTCTTGAGCCTCAGATCCAGCTTTTTATTGAAATGCACGCCAACGTCTGACAGGTTGTGGTGCCAGCCGCAAAGCCAGCACCAACACCCATAGTTTTCCGACAAACGCCTGTTCGCAGTGCCATAGAAGATGTGATGCCTGTGGAGATCATAGACTTGCCCGCAAACATAGCACTCGTGCTCGTTAGAGATCAACGATCTGCTCATTTTGCCACGCCCCATTCCCTCTGGAGCTGTCCCTCCAGCAGTCTCATCTGGAGCTTGATGGAGTTGATTGCCTCCATATTTGCCTTATAGACCGCCTCAGCAACGTCCCTTCTGAACCGTGCCTCTGCAACGGATGGTATCCCATAGCACGTCTTGTCGATCATCCCGACCGCCATGCCCTCGTCCCTAAGTTTTAGGCACTCGGTGCGGAGCAGGATCTTATAATCCCGCTCCGCCTCAGCGTAAGCTGTGCCAGTACGCCTGAGCTGTTTGATGCTGATCTCAAGCTCTTTCGTTTTGCTTTGTAACTCTTGATAAAGATCCACCATGACTGCCTCCTAAAATGGAAGATCATCGTCAAGATAAGCATACTCTTCCTGATGCTCACCATCGGTTGCAGTAATCGGTGGCTCATCGGTCTGCTCGGTCTGCTCGGTCTGCCGCCTCGGTTCGATGAAGTCAAAACTATCGACCACAACCTCGGTGGTGTAGACGGTCTGACCGTCTTTGTTGGTATAAGATCCCGTCTCGATGCGTCCGCTGACAGCCACCATGTTGCCCTTCTTGATGAACTGCTCCATCACCTCAGCCCGCTTGCCCCATACTTTGCAATGAATGAAATCAGCACCGTCTTCTTTTCTCATCCTGTTCACTGCAAGCGTAAAAGTCCCCACCGCTGTCTGCGTCTGTGCCGTATACCTCAGATCAATATCTCTCGTTGTCCGCCCAATAAGCTGAACGCTATTCATGTGATTCCCTCCATTCCTGCACGATCTGCCATGCTACTGCCTCATTGACTGGGATCTGTACGTATTTCCTCGTATCGTCCTTTAGGTGGATGCCTCTTAAAAACTGCCACGTCTCACCATAGCTTTGCCTGTATGCGACCCTGTATAGGTTTAGTTGACATGCCAGATACTCTTTGTCCAGCGTGCTCGTCCGCTTGATATCAGCCCCGCCGATACCTTGATATCCAGCCTGTCTGATCACCATATCCAGCCGCCCCGCCGCTATTGGCTTGTCAAATTGGAATAGAATGACTGGGATCTCGTTGCCAACCACCTCAAATCCGTACTGCTTTTGCAGGAACCGAAAATTCCTCACCTCAGGCAAGTCTATGATCTCACCATCCTCGCAATACTTCTGGATAGCCTCGTGGACTCGTGTCCCAGCGTCTGCCGCCCTCTTGAGCGTTGCCCCGTCAACCGCTCGATACTTGTTGCCAAATCTGACCTTAAGGATCTGAGTAATTGACGGAACCACGACACCATCCACGAGATAGAGATGCTCATCGTCAAAGTATTCCAGCGTGTGCCCAGCGATCTCTTTCGTGTAGTCCATTAGTGCTTGCCCCACTTGACGCTGGCGTAAGCCCCCAAAAGCCACGCCAGAGTGCACGGAATGAATAACCATCCCATCTTCCACATCAGAGTCACCCACATTTCAAAATTGCTCATTG